TCATATTCGTAGCCCTTTGCGTCTCGGTCCCATGTTCCTTGTACAAAAGGTGCAGGAACTTGAAGAAGTAGACCCTTTCTCTCATTCCTGACGAAGGAATGTTCAGATTGAGAAGGTGGGTCCATTGGAGGAGGTTGAAGAAGTTTTTGGTCTATGGTTGGAGGGTCAACATTGGTTGCCTCCACCGCTTGGTCGACTGGTCCCGTGGGTAGGGCGAATTCTTCCTTGCGACTAACCTGCACGTTCCCGAAGTGCTCTGTCCATTCTTTGACAAGTTCATAATGGAGCGCATGCGAACGTTCATGACTCTGAAGTGGGTCAACATAACTGTGTGTTATGTGGTCAGTCTTAGACCTAATAAATCCCTGTGATGCCGATAATTCCGGAAGGCGCAGCGACGCTAATGCCTCAGCTGCATAAGATCCTTTTAGGCGGTCTCGACGGTCGTGATCGACTCGGTAGAGTCGTGTAATCGCGTCGTCGGAGGCCGGATGTCTTCCGGTTCGCTTTGCGAAATCGGCCCAACCACATCGTAGTTTCCGTCCCAGGCTTCCGTAGCCTTTTAGCGCTGGCTTGAGTTTTCGTGGCTGCTCATAGGCTTGCGTTTTCGCAGCCTGTGAAAGTAGTATGGCTAATGCCGAGCTAGCGACTTCAGCACGGGGCGGTGCTCGGGGGTCTCTTGTCGTTGGAAGAGGTCGAAGGACCTCGTCAACACGATTATACAGTTGTTTAATCGTGTCGTCCCGAAGGAGATTGTCCCAGGGCCTTGTGAGACATTGGATCTCTTTGGCCCTTCTTTGTGGTTGTGTCAGGGAAAGGAGGTAGGAGGCCGCGTAGCGGTCTCCTAGGCGTGTTTGGTAATCCCTTAGAGGGGCTCCAGCCCCACCGAGAGCTCTTGGGAGATGCAGTGGTATCTCCATCCGTCGGAGCGTCCCAATAGCACCTTTGTGCAAATTATAGAACGCTTCTCGGATTCTTGGCTTCTGCCACTCGGTGCGGCTAAGATTCTGGGCTTGGTGCATTGCGTCACCAATTGTTGCCCAGAGCGGTTGTTTTGGGTCACAGACCCTACCCGCGGAGTCGGTCCTCTTTGCTAGCGTCACTGTGGACATGTATACACGGCGTAGGGTGTGGATCGGAATGTCTTCCGTCGGACGTGTGTCCGTCTCTTGAGACCACCTACGACTTTTAGGTAGGCCAGTAGGCAAATTAATTTGGTTCCTCGCAGGTGCCTTTTGGTAACCGGAGGTCCTCCTAATTCGTGTTGTTGTACCAGGTTTGTGTGCCCGCAGAATGTTTTCTGCTATTATGCCGATATTCTTGGATATTAAGGATTTCTTAATATTTTCAACAAGTCTGAATCGCTGAAGATTTTTCTTGTATGCAATGATTCGGGACTTGCTCCAGTACCCAAGAACGTCGTCTCCACAGATTTGTGTGTCGAGCTCATACCTGGTGCCACCTTGGCGTGACGCAAAGCAATTTATAAGGGATAAAATGGGCCATGTTGTCCCTAAGCCCATAAGGAGTCCTCGTTTGGACACCTTATCTGTAACCTTGACTAGTTGGTCTAGGTGCATATTTCTGGCGTCGCCATGTGCACCTCCGGTTACAAAGCGCATTGGACCCGTTGCCTGTCGAAGAAGTTTGACAGCCGGGTTGTTTTCGGATAACCCCCACGCTCGGACAATACCATTTACAACTGCTGCTGCAACCGAGAACGGTATGTAGTCGCTAGCGGCAGTTAAGTCTCCTGAGTAGAAAAACTTAGGATTGTCCAGGTCGTGCGGGATCCCTCTAAACGCTTGGGCGGGATCTTGGCCCGTAAGCATGTACCTACACTCAGGCAGGCCTCTGACGGCCTTAAGGAGTGCCTGGTTTATAGGTCTTAATTTAGCTGCAAATGCCCCGTTGGATATGGTTACTCCTCTGAGCTTATAACCACTTTCGGGGAGAAATGCTGGCTTCGCAAATGGAAACGGCCTCCCATCAGGGGCCATCGAATGCCAGTATTGTTCTGTGGTGCGCTGTGCCCTCCCAAGGGCATTGTTCCACCTCTTTTGCAGTGCGCTAGGGTGTTCTGCTTCGCCCGTATGCATCTTGAAAGCGATGGACTTTATCCATGAGTATGTTCCGCCACCAGCGGATCCGTTTTCAAGGCATGCGGAGCTTCCCACTCTCGCGCTGTGGTTGAGATGAGCGGGATCAACGCCAAAGCGTTTGATCGACCGGTCTCTCGACCTCTTTAAGACCGTGTAGGTCCAAGCTTCTAGGTGGTGAAGGAGTCGTTGCGAAACAGGCTTCGGTTCAGAAGTTAGTTTTTCTAGATAATCGTCCATGTCTTTTGGACACTCTGTTCTGTTGCCTCTTGGGATTGATCTTCCAAGTCCGTAAAATGTTAGAAGAAAATTCTCGTCTCTGGTTAGCCATGGCGCCAGAGTAAAAAGCGAGTTAGCGGACTGGTCAACCTTCGCACCTCCTAGGATCTGTATGCTCTGGAAGCTCCATTCTTTAAAAAGAAGACACAGATTCTTAATTCCACCTTGGGACGTACGGACCGCCTTCTTGACGATGCGGTTCCAGTCCCTCACGATACGCCAATCTCCCCTTTTGAAGTAGGGAGTGCCTCCTTTATCTTTATGGGGTTTAAAAGATTTTATTTTTACGGCAATTTGGAGAGTGTTCAAAAGAATATTTAGAAGATGATAAATCTTCCTCTCCATCGCCGACATCTTACCCCTTAAGACTTTAACCTCGAGGTCCGTCACGAAGCGGACCGAGTTTCTCGGGTACAAACTGACCAGCGGGACAAACCCGTTTGGTCTTTTCTCCATGATCATCGATTTTGTGTAATTGGGCCTGCCGGACCTTGCTGTGTGGGGGTTCGGGTGGCGTGGCCAGTCATGGGAGTACCTTAGAATTGAGGAAAATGAG